CGTGATCCACATGAACTTATGGCATACGGCAGTGACCTTGCTAGCGAAATAAAAGATACTGATAATCCAGAACAAGTTTTACGAAACCCAGAAGCATATAAAAATGATTTGCCTAGTTATGCTAGGTATAGACAGGTGTTCGAGCCTAATAGTAAAGAGATTAAACAACTGCTCAAGTACACCGCGGATTATTATAACGGATAAATATTAGTATGGCACAGAGAGATGATTTAACAAAAGAGATTGAACTACGATTAGGTGGTCAGATGGTCGACGTAGAACTTGACCCCGAACACTATGCTCTTTCTATTGATAAAAGTTTTGAAAAATATAGACAACGCAGTGAAAACAGTGTCGAAGAAACATTTGTTCCACTAGAGGTAGCAGTAGATACTAGTGACTATACATTAGATAATAGTATAGTTGACGTATATGATATCTATCGCCGTAGTAGCGGAACATTAACCGGCAATGGTGCTGATATCGAACCATTTGAAAGTGCATATTTAAATAGCTATCTATTACACAGTGGCAGAGCAGGCGGAATGGCTACATTTGATGCCTTAAGTCAGCATAGAGAAACACTAGGTAAATTATTTGGTGAACAGATTATGTTTACTTGGAACACTGTTACTAAAAAACTATTTCTTCAAAGAAAAATTAAATCAAAAGACACATATTATCTACATGTTTACAAACAACGTAGCGATGAAGAGCTATTACTAGATCCATATAGTGGTCCTTGGATTAAAGAATTTGCATTAGCTCATGCAAAACTAATGTTAGCTGAAGCTAGAGGTAAGTTTAATACTATTGCAGGTCCACAAGGCGGAACAAGTCTTAATGCTGATGCATTACGAAATGATGCTCAAATGAGTATGGACAAATTAGAAGACGATCTCAAATACTATGCTGAAGGTCAAATGGGCCTTGGCGTTATAATTGGTTGACTTTTCTCAAAATTTACGCTAAACTGTAAAAAATAACAATTTACGGAGTAGCGTATGATAATTGGTATATGCGGTTTAATCGGCAGTGGCAAAGGAACCGTTGCCGATATTTTAGTAGAAAATCATAACTTCGAAAAACTTAGTTTTGCTGACAAACTTAAAGATGGTGTAGCAACTGTATTTGGATGGGACCGAGATTTATTAGAAGGCGATACTGATCGTAGTAGAATTTGGCGAGAAAAAGAAGATGAATTTTGGACTAAAGAAACTGGTCGACTTATTACACCTAGATTAGTACTACAATTATTTGGCACAGATTGTATGCGTAACGGATTTGATGACAGCATATGGGTAAGTCTTGTCAAACAACGTTTAATAGATAATCCAGATAATAATTGGGTAATACCTGATGTACGTTTTCCTAATGAAATGAAAATGATACAAGAAATTGGTGGACAAGTTTGGCAAGCCCGTCGTGGAGATTTGCCTACATGGTTTATGGATTGTAGAGATAACAATATTAAACCAGAAGATGTACACCCAAGCGAATGGGCATGGATACTACCAGATGAAAAATTTAATCATATTATCTATAATGATAGTACATTAGAAGATTTGCTCACAAAAGTTAAAGAAATCATTAAGTACTAGGTTAACCTCCATAACCCCCTAGATATATAGTGGTCCTGGTAAATACTACTAGCGAATTACTTACTTAGAGGAGCGAATATTATGGCAACATTAGTATCAGCAGGTGTTGAAGTTACTGTAGTAGATGAGAGTGCATATGGTGCCCCAGGCGCTGGCACAGTACCACTACTATTAGTTGCAACACAACAAGACAAATCAGATCCAACTGGTAGTGAAGCAGACGGTAAAGCAAAATTTACTAAATCAGCAAATGCAGGCAAAGTAGTGAAAGTTACTAGCCAAAGAGAGTTGACACAGTTTTTTGGTAACCCAACTTTTACTAAAAATGGAGCATCAATTGTACAAGGTAGTGAGACCAGCGAATATGGTTTGATGGCGGCGTACAGTTATTTAGGACAAGGCAATCAAGCATTTATTGTTAGAGCAGACCTTAATTTAGGACAATTAGAAGCAAGCACAACTGCACCAACAGCGGTTTATAGTACTGCTGGTACATTGTGGTTAGACACAGACGCTAGTTCATATGGTATTCACCAATGGAATACTGTAACTAGTAAATGGGAAAACAAAATACCAGCAGTTGAAATTAACGTAGACGATGGTACAGATGTTGTAGGTGATGTACATACACCAGCTACAGCCGCAAGTGCCGCAACAGATGGAACATTCCTAGTTGTAGTACACGTTGATAACGAAGCATCAGTTAGTGCCGCACGTCAGATGAGTATTGAATACTTTATAGGCGTAGGTGGTGCATGGGAAATACTAGATAGTGATGGTAACCTAAGCAGTGGCGAAACTGTAACTTATGATGAACACTTCAGTGCTCCAGCCGCACCAGGTGCTGGTGACGTTTGGGTTAAAACTACAAGACCAGGTAACGGTTTAGCCTTATCATTAAGTACACATAATGGTACATCATTTACAGCGGCTACAGTACAAGGTATTAGTACTACACAAGCTGATGGCGCAGGTGCAATTACAGACTTTGTATCACAAGATGGTTCAAGTACAACTGCATTAACAACCACCACAGCCGTAGTAGGCAACTACCTATTAGATCAGCAAGCAAATACAAAAGCTACTATTATAATTAGAGAAATTACAACAGGTGGCGCAGTTGGTGATTTAACAGCAACTACAGTATTAGCACAATCTGCAACTCCAACTGGCACATTAGCTACAGGTACATATTGGTTTGATAATACAATTAATAGTTTAGACTTGTATGTAGTTACAGCAGGTGCATTTGCACCAAAAGCGGCAACTTATAGCTCGACTGCTCCTGTAGGACCATCTAGTGGTGATATTTGGGTTGACACATCGTTAGCGGCTGAGAACCAAACTAACGAACGTGCTTATCCACATATTAAAGTTTATAACGGTGCGGCATGGATTTCACATGATAATACAGACCAAACAACTACAACAGGCGTATTGTTTGCAGATATTACAGACACAGCCGCAGATGCAACCAACGGCGGTAATGCTACAGTTATTAGTGGCGGTCCAAACCCAGCAGTGTATCCAAATGGAATGGTAGCTGTTAATATGGCGCAAAGTAAAAATACAGTGCGTAAATGGAATGGATCAGCTTGGAGAAATGCTGTAAGCAACCATGCAGATGGTAGTGGACGTTTTGGTAGATTTGCACAGCGTGGTGTTATTGCAACTGCAATGCAGGCAGTAGCGGCTGGAACAGATCTAAGAGATCCGCAATTCAAGTACAGCTTGTTAGCGGCTCCAAACTATCCAGAACTAGTAGACGAAATGGTAACACTTAATAGTGATAGAGGCGAAACAGCATTTATTATTATTGATACACCAATGCGTAAGAATCCAACTGATGTTGTTAGCTGGACTAAAAATAGTGGCAATGCAACAGAGAATGGTGAAGATGGACTAGTAACCAAAAATACATATAGTGCAGTTTACTATCCAAGTGGACAAACAACAGAACCAGTAGAAGGCAATACTGTAGCTGTTCCTCCAAGCCATATGGCACTATACACATTTGCATATAACGACAATATTAGTTTCCAATGGTTTGCTCCAGCAGGAACTACTAGAGGCGTTGTACAAAATGCAAGTGCAGTAGGACATATCACTACAGAAGGTGAATTCAAAGCAATCAGTTTAACACAAGGTCAACGTGATGCAATGTATACTGATAAATTGAATCCAATCGCAACCTTCCCAGGACAAGGAACAATAGTATTTGGACAGAAAACACTACATGCTACAGCAAGTAGTTTAGATAGAGTTAATGTTGCAAGACTAGTTGCTTATCTCAGAGAAAGATTTGACGATATTGCTCGTCCGTTCTTGTTTGAAATCAATGACGCACAAACAAGAGCAAGAGCTAAAATTGTGTTTGAAAGATTCCTATCAGACATCCTTAGTAGAAGAGGTCTCAATGACTTCGCAGTAGTTTGTGATGAAACAAATAATACACCAGCAAGAATTGATCGTAACGAATTTTATGTAGATGTAGCTATTGAACCTTCAAAAGCGGCAGAATTCATTTATGTTCCGATTAGATTGGTGAATACAGGCACATTATCAACTACTAACTAAAAAAATTAACAGAATACTTAATGGACGGCTTCGGCTGTCCATTTTTTTTGGCGTTTTTTAATAAATACTAACAGCCGGTATAACGAGGAGATTCAAATGGCAGTTATAACAACATTAGGTGTACCAGACAATACAGGTAACACCACAACTATTATGCCCAAACTACAATATCGTTTTAGAGCAACGTTTATTGGAGAGGGATTTACAGCGACTCCTACTAGAAGTGTAATTAGTGTAAGTAGACCAAGTCTTACACATGATGAAATACCGTTGGATATGTACAACAGTAGAATATTTCTAGCAGGTAAACATACTTGGGAACCAATTACAATCGTACTTAGAGATGACGTTGATAGTATAGTAATAAGAGAATTAAACGGACAACTTAACAGACAAGTTGATCATGCAAACCAAAGCTCACCAAGATCAGGTAGTGCTTACAAGTTCCAAATGCTAGTGGAAACATTAGATGGTGCAAGCCCAACACCGGGTATATTAGATAAATTTGAATTAGCTGGAGCTTATATTCAAAATATCCAATATGGCGATATGGCTTATGCGAGCAGTGAACAAGTACAAGTATCTGTAACAGTTAGATATGATAATTGTGAAATCTTTGATGCGGCAGGTAATGCAACACTAACAGGCGTAACACAAGATCAAACACTAAGTAACGCAACAGGCGCCGGCACCGCTGGTTAAGGGGTAGCCCATGGGATTAACAAGTAATACCGGCTTTTATAATCCAGCCGCGGAGAAATTTGGTGTAGACGATCCAGTCATGGTCAAAGCACCACGAATGAAGTACCAATTTAAACTTGAATTTGTACTTAATTCAAATGTGTTTATGGAAGATGATAGTTTTGGAAGAACATTTACGTTTGATAGAGTAATGTCAGCTAGCATGCCAGATTTTGATTACGGTATGCAAACACTCAACCAGTATAATCGTATGAGACATATTCCTACTAGGATGACTGTTGGTACCTGTAGTATAAGTTTTTATGATACAAAAGATAATCAATTTTCAACACTAATGAAAGCATATGCAGGACATTATTTTGGACATGAAGAAACAGGTGCTCATGACTTAGATCCTGCAAACTTTAGTGGGTATAATATGTTAGGCACAAAGTTTGGAGTTGGCGACTCTCATCCTTTTGGTGCTAAAAGTATATCACCAGATGCTAGATTCTTTTTTGAAGAAATAAGGATATTTAATACAGATACAGCTCAAGGCGGTAGAATTACAAATTTATATAACAATATGATATTAAATGTACAATCAGATACATTAGATATGGGTGGAAGTGCTCCACTAATGTACAATGTAGCGTTTCAGCCAGAACATGCAAATATTGGAAACTTACAATCAAGTGATGTGAACGGAAGAATAGCAGGACAACAAAATGTACAATCATCTATTGCGGCTACAGTATCAAATAGACCAGCACAGCGGGTAAATCAACCAGTTGGACAACGAATTTATAGAGGTGGTGTACTTGCCGCAGATGAAGTAATTAGAAACATCGATGGTGAAGAGTTCGTAATCAAGCTAACACCAGAAGAATTAGCCGCATTGTAATTAGTAATAAATATTACTAGAATGGCAAATAATTTTCAACAAGGTATATACGAAGTTATAAATCGTAGTAAGTATGTAGGTAAACACCGTCCAAAATATCGTAGTGGATGGGAATTAAAATTTATGCGACTACTAGACAGTCATCCAAATATACTAGCATGGGCTAGTGAAGCACATAAAATACCTTATAGAAATCCAGCAACTGGCAAAAATACACATTATGTGCCAGATTTTTTTATTGTATATGAAGATAAAGATAAACAGCGTAAAGCAGAGATGATAGAAATTAAACCAGCCGGACAAACACTACGTCATGCAAAGAGCCCAATGCAAAAAGCGGCGGCTATTGTAAACGAAGCAAAGTGGCAAGCGGCAAAAGTATTTTGTGATAGACAAGGAGTGGGATTTAGAGTACTAACAGAACATGAATTGTTTAATCAACCCAAGAAAAGGAAAAGAAGATGACAGTATTATGGTCTAATAACGGAAAAGTAACAATACAAGATGTTAGCTTGCGTTTTGCAAATGTAACAACAACTGAAAGAAATGCACTTAATAACCCCACAAACGGAGATATGATTTATAACACAACAACAAATGCACTTAATGTATATAAAAATGGTGCTTGGACAGCTATACAAGATGGATCAGAACTACAAGGAATGGAAAATCTTGTAGAAGATACTAGTCCACAACTTGGCGGAAACTTAGATGTCAATGGTAATAACATTGATATGGGTACAAATATTATCACTGATACGTTTGTTGGAAATTGGAATACAGCTTATGGATGGGGTGATCACAGTACAGCTGGTTATCAAACTACTGCATCATTTGATGCATCAGTAAATACACATATAAATCAAAGTAGTGCTACAAGTGGACAAGTACTATCTTGGAATGGTAGTGATTTTGAATGGACAACTCCGGCAAGTGGTGGCGGCGGAGGAGCTTACATAGGAGCGAATGACTTGCCTGCTGGAAACTATTTTGCTTGGAGACCAGATGCTCCAAACACTAGTTGGTATGTTTTTCAAAACAATAACCAAAACGATAGGATTGCTAACGGTGGTAATTTTTCTACACAACTAACCTTTACAGTTCCAGCGGGTGGTCTTACAGGTGTAGGAACAGGTGATTTTGGTTCAAGCACAAGAGCGATATTCAAACTAGGATAAGGAAACAATATGAGTAGTAAAATTGAAGATGTGTTCGATTTACCTCCAATGAATGGAGAAAAAGTTGACGAGCCTATTAAACAGGAAGATACTGGTTTAGATATTGCACAATTACAACAACAATTAGATGTAGCAGATAAAATTGATGCCGCATTACCAATGGTAAGAGACTTAGAACAATTAGATGCTGATATGGACAAGTATGCTGATAAAGCAATGCATGCCTTTCAGGACCTTATGGACCTTGGTCAAAATGTTGAAGATAGACATGCCGCGGCTGTGTTTGACACAGCAAGCAAGATGATGACCAATGCTATTACTGCTAAAACAGCAAAAATGGATAAAAAACTAAAAATGGTTCAACTACAACTGCAAAAAGCTAAGTTTGATGCACAAGAAGCAAAAGCAAATGGTAAAGATGATACTATTCAAGGTGAAGCAGAAGAGTTTGAAGACCGCAATAGTCTAATCAATGCAGTAATACAAAAAATGGGTAAGCCTGATAAATAACTATAACGAAGGAAATCGCGATGAAAAGTTTGACACAATATCTAGCTGAATCTGAAAAAACCTATGAGTTCAGACTTCGTAGTCTTAACGAGATTTCAGATGAGCACATGGACCGTATTGAATCACATATGGCCAAATATAATATGGAGAGCATGAGCTCACCTAAAAAAACAATAATGCACACACCCAGAGGTTTTGAAGACAAAGGCGCACAAGAAGTATATATGTACGACATTAAAACAAAACTTCCAGCAACACCAAATAGCTTGCAAGAAGAGATTGCAGGAATTTGTGGAGTTAGTTTAGGTTCAATGATTGTTAATAATATGTTAGAAGCTAAAGAGCTTTGGGACGTCGAAGAAGAAACAAAAGACGAAGAACCTAAAAGTGTATTAGCTGATGCAGACTATAGCGATTCCGAAAAAGTAGATCATAGTGAGCATTACGGCAATGAGTTTGTAGACAAATTTGTTAAAAGTCAGCCCAAAGGCGAACATAATAAAGAATATAAGGTGTAACGACATGAATTTAGAAGACTTAATCAAACTAGCAGGACTTCAAAAAAACGATACACCTGCGGTTGAACCAGTAGAAGTAGAACAGCAAGTAGCTGAAACGCCATTTGATGGCAGAGACAATATGAAAGCAATGATAGCTTTGGTTAGTCCAGAACAGTTAAATCAATTAGTTGGAGATGCTCCAATTGAAGAAGAAGGATTTGCTAATAGCGGTGATGAATATGCTGGCGAACCAGAAGAATATAAAGGCACATTAGGTAGTCCTGCTGACCTAAGCCTTAGAAGATACTTGGGAGCAAACGGTGAACATGTAACTGTAGACGAAACAAAAGTATACAAAGATCACACAGTAGAAGATCTTAGCGAAGCGTATTTTAATTATAAGCTAGACGAACTCAGCGCCGCTGATAAGAAGCGTTTGCAAAGTTTAGAGTTGCCCCGCTCTTTCCCTGATGAGATTCCAATAGATCCGATGCCAATGCCAGATCCGAGAGATCCTAGCGAATTACCAGATCCAATGCCAATGCCGGATCCAAGAGATCCAATGCCAATGCCGGATCCAATGCCAATGCCGGATCCAAGAGATCCAACTCCGTTTCCGGATCCAGTGCCAGGTCCACCAAATGACCCAACTCCGTTTCCAGGTCCACCACAAGACCCAACTCCGTTTCCAGATCCAGAGCCAGATCCACCAGGCGAACCAATTCCAGAGCCAAAACCGGAACCAGGTCCTAAACCACCAACACCAGGTGGCGGACCAGAAGAACCACCTAAAGATCCAGGCTTTGATCCTGATCCAGATTTTCCAGACGAACCTGAAGAACCTAAAGATCCAGTCGACACAAAGATTGATCCAAAAGATATAGATGGTGACAGTCCAGCAGAACCAAAAGATCCTAATTGGGATTTGAAATTGGATGCACTTGGAAGAAATATACAGACTGCAAAAGAAAGAGAAGCGATGTTCCAAAAATATGGACTTACTCCTCCTAGAGATGTACTAAAAGCACAAATGAAGCGTGAAGATGAAAGACGTGAACGTATGAATAAGGTAGGGTTTCGTAAACTCTACAACGATAGGGACCAGGATACTTTAAATGGTGTCATGCAACGCGATGAAAATGGCAATCTTATCGATCCAAACCCAAAGGAATCAACTATGAACGAAGAACCAAATGAAGGAAATGAATTCACTGGCGCATTAGCAAAAGCTAAAAAAGCTGGTAAAAAAGAGTTTGAAGTAGACGGTAAAAAATATCAAGTAGAAGCAGTAGAACAGCTTCATGCAGATATGAATAGAATGCGTAAACTATCAGGATTAACTGAATCAACCATAATGGAAAGACCCGGATTAGAAAATAAAAGAGGGTATGACCCATTTGGATCGCAAGAACCAGAAACTAGATTAAAAAATCAAAGAGGCTTTGATCCATTTGGATCACAAGAGCCACCAGCTAGCTTGCAAAACAAAAGAGGTTTTGATCCATTTGGAGCACAAGAACCTCCACAAAGTTTACAAGGTAAACGAGGATTTGATCCATTTGGCGGCGCACCGGGTGACGAAGGCGATGAACCAGAAGATCCAATGGGCGGCATGGGAGAACCTAGTGGCGAACCAGCTCCAAGAGTACCAGATGCAATAGGACCTAGATCGGATCCATTTGGCGGTGCACCAGGAGATGAAGGTGATGATCCAGAAGATCCAATGGGCGGTATGGGCGAACCTAGTGGCGAACCAGCTCCAAGGGTACCAGATGCAATTGGACCTAAGCCTACTCCACCAGCATCAGGAACAAGACCACCGGATGCAATAGGACCTAAACCTACACCTCCGGCTTCAGGAACAAGACCACCGGATGCAATAGGACCTAAGGATCCAGCTACTCCAGGTGATAAAGCAGGCGTAACAAAACCTAAACCACCTGCAATTACAGCTCAAATGAGAAAAGATGCTGAAGCTTATGCTGATGAATATGGATTGCCATTAGATCAAATAGGTACACTAGTGCCAGGTACAGTTGGCGGAATACCAACAACACTAGAAGTTGGTAAAGACGGTACTGTTACAGATATGAGAACTGGTGATATTATCGGCGGTGATGATGCAGATGCGGCTAGAGAAGCATCTAAAGGAAGACCACGAGGAATAGGCACAAAACCAGAAGCTCCAGCTACTCCAGGTGACAGAGCAGGAGTAACTGCAAAATCTGATAGCAGTGAGCAAGTATTACCTAATGGAATGACTGTTGGAGAAGCTAAGAGACTTGCTAAACTTGCTGGTTACTCTGAAGAACAAATTGCGGCATACGAAAAGCGAGCAAAAGCGGCAGGCTTAATTAAGTAAGGGAAGACAATGCCAACATCACAGGAAATGAGAGTCCAAAATACTTTTGATAAAGCAATGGACCAAATAAATCGATTACAAAAAGTTTTCCGTGATGAAGGCGGCCTTGCTAAAGCAGTAGTTGATATCGGCGGTAGTCAGGACTTTGGTGCTATACAGGAAGCATTTGACAACTTGTATGGTGCATTAGAAGATGCACACTATGATGCAATGGCACAGCTTGAAGTTGAATCAGTGAAACAAAAACTTGGCATGACCGAAGATCCTAGCAAACCAAAATTTCCAATAGAAATAGAACTAGCTGGCGACAGCATTTGGGATAGAGATGAACCTAATCCAAAAACTGTTACTGTTACAGACTATAAATTTGAAAAAGACGAAGAAGGTTATGTAAGCCTATATGTTATGCATGATGGTCCTTGGACAATTTACACAGACACTGGATTTGAAAAAGAAATGAGTGAAATAGTTGGTATGGAACTTTCATTCAGTGAACAAGGTATGCAAGATGATGGCGTAGCACATTTAGAAGGCGGAGAAGCAGTTGGAGAAGGATTTAGAGATAATGCTATAGCTGTCGGACAGACGGCTCTTGGCGCTTGGATGAAATCAAAAAGAAATCCACGCGGGACCGAAAAAATGCAAGCAAAAGGCCAAGATATGTATAACAAAGGTGTTAATACTCTAAAGAAAAACTATAACGACACATTTGGTAACTACACTGGTTACAAAATAGAGTCAGTAACTGAAGCAGTTGATCAACCATTAATTGATTCAGTAGTAGATCAAATTGTAAGAGATATAGAAATGCAGGATGTAACAGCAATCGAAGAATTGCTAAAGAGTTGTCCAGAAGCAAATCTAAGAGGCTTTTTATCAGAAGTCGGAGAATCAGTAACTGAAGCACATCACCATTGTGGATGTTCATCTAGTTGTTCATGTGGCGGAAACTGTACACCAAGTTGCAACTGTGGACCAAGTTGTAATGACACTTCACAAGCTGATGTAGAACTAGCAATACTTAAAAGAAATGCAGGTCTTTAAATGAGAATATTTGAATTATTTGAAGATCCAGGTGATCCTGATAGTCCTGCAGAAGAACCACAAAAAACTGTACCACTTGACATGCATAGACGCATGGTCAAAAGATACAAGGATCAAGAGAAGAGAACCGATAAATTTATTGGAAAACTTAGCAAAGATAGAAGGGCTGAAGTAAAACAGACTTCTGATATGTATAAAAGAATGATGCAAAATAAACAGGATGCACTAGACACAGGACATGTAAAAGATCAAGGTGAAGTAGATATTGGTGCAAGTCCAAGAGCAGATGTGGGTTCTTATATGAAATCTCAACGAAAAAGAAGATAGTTTTTAGAACACATAAGTACTACTATAATGAGTGTAGATACAAAACTAATCAAAACCCCGTACAAGCGTGAGAAGTTTAATCAAGAACAGATTGAAGAGATCATTAAGTGTACACAAGATCCTCAATATTTTATTGAGAACTTTGTATGGATACAACACCCAGTTAAAGGTAGACTGAAGTTTAACTTGTTTGACTTCCAACGTGGATTATTAGATGCTTATCACAATCACAGATACAGTATAGCACTTATCAGTAGACAAATGGGTAAGTCAACAGCGGCTGGCGCCTACTTGCTATGGTATGCTATGTATGTACCTGACCAAACTATTCTTATTGCGGCACACAAGTATAGTGGTGCTCAAGAGATTATGCAACGTATACGATTTGCATATGAACTATTGCCTGACCATGTGAGAGCAGGTTGTACAGCATACAACAAAGGATCACTAGAATTTGATAATGGTAGTCGAATTATTGCACAAGCTACAACAGAAAACACAGGACGTGGTTTAAGTATTTCGCTAGCATACTTAGACGAGTTTGCATTTGTGAGACCTAGTATTGCCCGTGAGTTTTGGACCAGTTTGTCACCAACACTTAGTACAGGTGGTAAATGTATTATTACAAGTACACCAAATCAAGACGATGATCAATTTGCACAAATTTGGCGTGCCGCATGTAATACAACAGATGAGTTTGGAAATGAAAAAGAAGTAGGTAAAAACGGTTTTAAAAGTTATAGTGCAGATTGGAAGCAACACCCTGACAG